CAGAAWTTTTTAAATATCCAAACGATGTTTTGGAACGTTTGTATAAAGAGTTTGTAAACCTAGATGGTGATGTAGCTGATTATTATGCTAAGTCTGGCAAGTTTTCTCTTGCACCAGAAGCTGCAGACTCTATTCAAGACATTAACGATATTGGCGCAATCATTGCACCAGAATATGCACAGAAAGCCAAAGAGCTGCGGGCAACGCGCACGGATAGCGATGGTAACCCTAGAACAGTAGAACAGAGTAACGCTGAAGCAGAACGTATTATTACGTCCATTAGTGTTAAAGAAGCACTTGATGAGCTTTATAAATACAACAAGGAGGCGATGGAGGCTCTACCAGAAGAGACCAAAGAATGGGCTAATAGTTTGGTTGACCTGAACTAAAAAATGGTCTACCTCTATTGGTACCGCCGCTGACTTACGACGTGATGCAAAAGACTTCGCTCACCGTTGGGCAGGGATTGATTCCACCGTCAAGTCGTCGGAGTTATTGGATATCTTGAATAACCATGCCGACTACGTTACAGAAAAGGCGAAAAAACAAGCGATTAAGCTTAAAGCGCAGGCTAAAGGCAAGTCTAGTGAAGATATAGTGGACAAAGAAGAGACCACTGGCGATACCACCAGTAAAAAGACGAAGCGAAAAGGTGTAGCACTTAAACCTAAAGCGACAGAAGTGACGTCTATCGATAAGTCGTTAGCTGAAGAAGATGCCCGCCAGAAAGCTAAAGAGGAAACGCTAGATAAAGTGGCCACGAAACGTGCCAAAAAGAAAAAAGAGGAAGAGCAAAAGGTAGATACGGCACAGGTGGAAGAAGCTGTACCAGAAACACCTGCACCTAAAAAAGCAAAATTGGGCAAACAAGGTAAAGGGTCGAAAACCTCTAAAGCTGAACAGCCTGTTAACGAAACGGTAGAACATCACACGAAACCAGTTCCTAAAAAGAAATCTAATAAAAAAGAAGAGCCAGAAGCCGTTCCAGAACCAACACCTAAGAAAGCTAAACGTGGTGTCAAGCTTAAAGAGAAACCTGCAGATAAACCAACAACTAGTGATGCCATTAAGGCGTTTACTAAACGGATAAATTCCGTTAGCTCTCTAAACATGGACGAGTACTTGGATATAGAGTCAGAGGGCGACAAGCTTAAAAAAGCATTGGCAGCTGCCCGTAAAAAAGGTGAGATTGATGGTGCTGACCAAGAGACATTGGTCGATGCGATTGATGAAGCATTAAGTATTGCCGACAGAAAAGTAGAATACTCACGTGGCGATGGGACTTCCGTTGAACGGCCATTAACTTCTAAAGAAGATATTAAAGCGGCATTATCTAAAGACTCTAAGGCAAGTTTAGCACCAAGATTAACACTTGGTGAGAAAGGGGAACGTGGTGGCGTTATCCTCGTAGAGAACCAGTCACAATTACCCGTAACAGTCACTTCTGTACTTGGCGATGGGGATGTCATACAAGGAGCTTACGATGAGGCAACAGGGCTGACCTATATCGTTGCCAATAATGTGACGGCGTCTAATGTAGAGGGGGTTTATCTTCATGAAGCTTTTCATGGCAATCCAAATGATGCTGCCGTGGCCGAAGCTACTCGGTTACTAGCCGATGCAGATAACATTGATGGTGATGCAGGGGAGTTTTTTAGAGCTGTGCGTGATCATATGGATGAGCGTGGCGAGCTTGGTAATCCTGATGAATCTGTACCCTATATTGTTGAGCATGCCGTACAACTAGGACATATAAATGGCTTTTCTGTAATTGATGGTAGATTTATGGATTGGGTAGATGCAAATCTACCACCTGTAGTTGGTAAAATTCTACGAGATATTGTTGCCAAGCTACGGGCATGGCGATTATCCAAAGGGGCAGACTATACGCCTACAGTAGATGACATGGTGGCATTAGCTCGACGCAGTGCTAGAGACTTAAGTAAAGCATCGCAAAATGATGCCACGGTTAAGTTCAGTCGTGGGACTAGACCATCTATTACCACAGCGGCTAAAGCAAAACTTGATGCTCTAAAGACACGAAAAGGCGGAATTATCCCCTCCATAAAACAGTCCGACTTTGGTGACAAAGCTTCTGGCACGGTACCACTTCGCTCACATAAAACATTAGCTAGTGTAGCTGTAGATGCAGTGCGAACGTTAGAACGTAAGTTTGTGGATAGGTTCGAGCCTGTGCGCCGTCTAGACCGTACGTTGCATACTAAGCTTGAGATGGGGCAAGCTCTACGCAATAACTTATTGGCCACATTCTCTGAACAACATATGCGACCTTATGTGGAGTCTATTACGGAAGCCGCAAAACAACTTCGCAAAGCTACAGCAAAAAATCCTGCCTTGGCAGCCTTTAAGCACTTGACCCCTCATGAGCTATCTAACTTTGTAGGTGAGTATGCCGTACTACGATATGCGGCACAAGCTAATATGGCTAGGGCAGATATGTATCTGACGATGCAAGATGAAGCAAAAGCAAGGACAACTGAGATTCTAACAGACCATCCAGAGTTTGCTATTTTTGCGATAAAAGAAGTTGGCGACTTATCACCAGATAATAAAGCCATCCTTGAGCAATTGTTAAACATTCCTAACATCGCCCCAGACCAAGAAGCCGTCACACTTAGACCATTGGTTAAAAGCGCCATCGACATGCGAGGTAAGGCTAAATTAATTGCTGAGCTAGCAGAGCTTGAAGACACAATCGATATGACCGATAGAGAAATTCAGCTCTATATCCAGCATGATAACGTCAATATGACGCAGGAAGAGCTTAAAGAATCTGGCTATAGACCAATTGGTGGATTTACTACTGCTATGGCAAATGTGGAGCTAGATAAGATTGAGAGCAGTCCTCTATATCCATTCATCATTAGTAGCTATGGCAAGCTAAAAGATATGCAGTCAGCTATTACCGAAATGGGTGACCGCTATGGGGTATACACCGATATGGATAGACTCGGCAGAGATGGCCTTGACTCCTATGTCCCAACAACAGGTGACTCAACTAAATTGCGTAGTATTGAGGAGGTAGCACAAGGACAAGCCGACCTGCTAGACGATTTAATGCGAGCGATGGAGAATGAAATTCAGTTTGGTGTGGGGATTAATAACCGAAACCTATTCCGCAAACGTGAGGGGCGTACAACACCACCAGACCCAGCAGATAAATCCATTATTGACCGATTATATTTGATGGTAAACCAGATTGGTGCCAAGCAGTTTAAAGATGAAGCCGTAGCTAAAGCTATTGAGAGCCTTGGTGAACCTCAGTTGGCTATGGATATTCGCAACGGTGTAGCTGACGATAAGGCGGTTAGGAAGCTGTTGTCTGCGCCACATGCACCAGATGCTCCTGTAGAAGCGATTGAGGTTGGATTGGATGGTCCTGGTAAAGTGGTGTCCGATGCAGAAATTCGTCACATGTTAACGGTTACCGACAGTACAGGGACAACCTTCCGCATTCCAGTATTAATCCGTTTTAACACTCCAGGAGTGGCAGACGCTTTACGAAATACCACAAACTCTAGAACCGAAGGTATTATGCAGCCTCTTGGGTCGCTGAACCGATTCCATGAACTACTCATTACCGCTCTAAGTCCTGTGTTCCCTGTTGTAGCAGCTGCTAGGGATATCAATGAAAGGGTGGGAAATTTAAGCGCTAGAAGCGATTTGATTGATGCTAACGGTAAGCCGATAACTGTTGGCACAGTGTACGACCTATATCCTGTGTGGCGTAATGTTGTCAGACGTCTACCAATTCTTACTGCCAAGCAACGAGCTGAAAATGCAGTATGGCAAGCTGCTGTCCATAGAAATTATCTAGATACAGAAGATGGACAATTCCTAAAAGAGTTTTCGTTAGGGCTAAAAGGCTCTGGACTTTCTACACGAGCAGGCATGCTAAGTGGGGCGTTAAATGATCGCTCTCCTGTGTTTAACCGTATGGTGGGGGTACAAAGCAGCCACAAATAAGATTATGGATATTGCGAATGCGTGGAATGAATACTTTGGATTATTGACAGCGTACGCTACATACAAATTCTTGCGTGATAAGGGTATGACTAACGACCAAGCATCTGAAGCCGTGTTAAATACCATTAACTTTAACAGAAAGGGCGAAGCTATGAATGCGCTTCGACCGTTGTATTACTTCCTCAACCCGTCGTTGCAAGGGGCTAACGTTGCTCTTAAAAACATCATAGGGGATGCAGAACGGGTAGCTGATGCTCGTAAAGCAAATAAATCATTACTTGCTGCTGGGCTTGCTGCTAGAGGGTCAATGGCTATCGCCAAATGGTTCTTCCTAAGTACAGCTGTACAAGGACTAGTATCGATGATGTTTGGCAGTGATGAAGATGATGACACATTAGGTCCCTTATATGAGCGTATCCCGCTATCACAACGTATGCGAGAGTTCTCAATCCCTAACATCTTGAGTGATGACCCTAACGATATTGTCACGATACCAATTGGTTATGGTTTTCCTGGTATTGGCTGGGGCTTAGGACAAATTGCCAATGACTACTATAAAGGAAAGTTATCTAGTGGGGATGCATTATCTGATATGGGTAAATTGCTAGGCAAGGAACTTTCTGGATTACCTTTAGCAGAAACCAGTTTTACGGAGGACCCTATCCAGTCCATCATGCGTACCCTCATGCCGTCTGTGGCAGGAGGCTTATTAGACGCTACGACAGGCGTGAACCGTTTTGGGTCACCTATCGGAATGCAGTTCCTCAATGAGAATAGAGCAAGGGCAGTACAAGGTAAAGAGAGTACAGAGCAGTTCTATAAGTCTTTCGCAGAGTTTATGCTTGATGCTACTAGCGCCGATTACACGCCAGAGCAGTGGAAAGCCGTCATAAATGGGGTATTCCCAGGGATGTTTGGTCGAATTGTGGCAGGAGCTGACAAGATGGATACAGACCCAGTTAAAGGGATAGTAATGTCTATTGGGTTAAATCCATTCTACGACACAGGGTCTGATTCTGCCGTGGAAGCAGCATACTACTCCAAAGCGAAGGATATTCGCTACAAGCTTAAAGACTTAAATCGTATTACACCTTATACAGGGTCAGATACGGAGTCAGTGTCAGAGTTATATCAGCGTGCTATCTTCAGCGGACTATCGCAAGACGATGCGATGCAAATTGCTTACCTTAAAAATACAGAACGACAACTACGAGGCAAGCCAAAAGAGCTTCGTAGAGAAATCATGAAGCAGTTTATTAGGAGTACTAAATGAACATTATTTTAACTAAGGATGTACGCAAAACGTGGTTCACCATCAGAGAAGCCAGTACTGCGTGCGAGGATGTCAAACGATGGAAAATCAGGGTGTCACGACAAGCGTGCCCAGATGTTAACCCAATCATAACCACTTGCATAAACGCATGTAACGTGAATTTCTGGTTTGATAACTGTACCACCAAAGCTCCTAAGTTTAACCAAGAGACTACGCTAGAGTATGACGTGCTGGATGTAGATGGCGATAGGTTTTGTGTGTACTGGGATGACCTTATCCATTCTCAACCAGCGGGTCGATATCGAGTAAGTGTTATTGATCATCAGAATGAACAGATTGGTGGCTTTGCTATCGTTATTCCAAAAGAAAAAATGAAGGTTTCTGGTGCGACCCATAATAGCACCTCATGTTGTTAGGAGATACTATGACAATTCCAGTTAAAGAGGCGAGTAAGTTTGTTACCGTTACAGGGTTTTCAACTACCCTAAATACTACGCTAACAAGATACGACAAACAGTTGCCTATCGAGATTACCCCAATGCTTAGAAACAAGCTAAAAGGGGGTGCATTCACTTTTATGACCATCAGCAATCACGTAGATTCAGAGGTCGTGAAGGTTTTTCTATTTGACAATAAACTATTAATCGAACGAGGACAAGATGACACAGAAGCCACAGCTTTCCCTAAAGGGTCTTGCATCAATGCCAATCCAACTTGGGCAGGCATTAAAGAACTTATTTGTACGTTGGACTGTTGTGCCAAATCAGAGTCCTCTGGTGAGTGAGGTAGCTATTATGACACATCAAACAGCCGTAGCAACTTCTGCAGAAGGGATTAAATTTATCAGCCGATGGGAAGGCTTTTCTGCTAAACCTTATAGAGATGTAGTGGGGGTACCGACTATTGGTTTTGGTGCAACATACTACCCAAATGGCAAACGCGTAACGTTAAATGATGCACCCATCACCAAAGAGCAGGGTATCGAACTACTTAAACACACCGTCCAAGATTTTGAAGATGCTGTGAATACATATGTTACTGTTACCCTTAACCAAAACCAGTTCGATGCCATAGTAAGCTTTGCCTACAACGTAGGTATCGAAGCCTTTAAGAAGTCTACCTTGCTAAAGCTATTAAACAAAGGGCAACCATATGCGGCTGCCCAAGAGTTTCTAAAATGGAATAAAGCAGGTGGTAAATCTATCGCAGGACTTTCTAATCGCCGAAAAGCAGAGAAAGAGTTGTTCTTACGGTAATTTACGTAACTGTTTAAAGATAAGACTACTTCCCACAGAGGTAATTTGTTCTGAAGCTATACGTGCGGCCAGAAGCCCGATACCTTCAATAAAGGACTCCATGTCGGGCTTTATTTCAGGTTTCTGTAAATTAGAAGCCGTGGAGCAACTTGCTTGAATAGCCGCTTTAGCCACCATACCACCTGACCCTGTAGTGACATACCCCACAACTCTATGGAACAGAAACACTTTTGATTCTTCGATAATGTAGCCAGATGCATTGACAGCAAACATAATATGCTCGTTAGCTATAATAAACTCACCATTTAATGAATTAATATCCTCAATAAATGGCTCCATATAAGCACGTGCACTTCGCATCATATCACCAACTATCGTATATAAAGCTCGGCTAGTGGTTACTGACGTCAGTTCCATGGCAAAATCTGGCAACACTTTCCTAACTGCAGTCACCACTGGCATAGACCCAGCAAGACCAACCAACAGTCCGTCAAACTCTACGATCTTTGGCTCTGAATAGGTTATTACCTCATCTTTATCTGTGGTTACCTGACCATCTGCCACCATAAAGGTGTTGCCTTCTGCTCGTATAGCAATAATACATGTCATACTGATTCTCCTGAATTATCATCAAATGATTCGACTTGTTTGATTATACGAACGCATCGGATTGGTGAAGATGCGGCTCGTAATTCCATAATACCTTGCCCAAGTGAAAACCTACATTCTCTATCGTAGGTAATATCTCCAAAGGTTTCAGCTTGATTTTTAATGGAGTTAATAAACTCTTCATAGCGTATATTTCTCTGTGCACACCAACGACGTACCGCTTTCTTCGAGATATGGGTTACCCCTGTGGTGGCATTCGCTCTAACCAATACGGATTGGACTGGCAATCTAACCACGGCAGAGGGGACGCTACCAGGAAGCTGTAGACCATTGTTATTGACCACAACAACAGTATGAGGCCACATATCATGTAAAAACTCACCAAGCCATGTTTGGTCATTGGTTCGTACAACCCCTACAATATCTCGTTGGTCGTCGATAATTGTGCCTATTGTCTCAAGGATAACTTCTGCATCAATAGAATGAAGCCCAGCAGCTCTCGACAATTCCATACCTGTATAAATACTTGTGGCCCAGGCTAACCAATAGCGCTCTTCCTGTGTGAAATTAAAACGTTTAGTTAGCATTGCTTTATGCATCTCGATGACAGCTTCTAGACGGCCAGAGCTAGCATTCTTTGTTAAGAATCGTGCATACTGCATACCTGCGACACCATAATTTTTATGCATAATCTTGATGTCATTCACATACATATTGCCATAATCCACTCTAGGCAAAGTGAACTCTATAATACGCATTAAGTGGGGCGTACTATTTTCTAGCGCATTCTGCAATTTTGACCGCAATGAGCTGTTAGACGTAGCCAATGCAGAGGTTCGCCAACTACCAGAATTTTGAAAGTTACTGGCAGAGGTTAAGCGTCGTTTCTCTTCACCAGATGAAATGTCATACACGTAAGAGGGGACATAATCCTCACTCCACAATGTAGCTTCGTCAATATAAAATGGTAGATTATGGAGTACCGCCGCTTCTTTAAATAGGCTATGCATGGTTGCCCCAGTATGTGATTTTGCATCACCAGCGCCTTTAGGAAAGGCAAATGGTTGCGCCCATATGGACCACATTAAGCTGGCCAATGTCGATTTACCAATACCTGTTTCACCGACCACAAACGTTAGCGTGGTTTCTGTGCCGTAGAAGTAGCGCATGAGAGGGGCGCTAAACCCGTGCAAAAACATGAGGGCAGGTAACGCTTGCTCTTTTGGTGTAAACATATGTTTAACAGCCGCTACCCAATCTTCCAACTTACCATCTTGTGTAACTAAGGTAGTCCAACGACCAAATGGCATACCTGGTATTTCGCTAATTTTGCCATCTGGGTAAATCACTTTATCCCCGAGCACAAATTCATTCTCATTCCCCCAACCTAGGTGGGTATACTTATCTAAATCCATCATTGCTCCTGATGTTTTAACTTTATATAAATAACTTCGTATAAAGTCCGCCATTACTTTCGGCGATGCTTTATCTAATAGCATCAATCCTTTGTCACTGAACGCCTTGATAACGGCATTAGGGTCGTGGATATCCGCCATCTTCATCTCTACCGTCTCTGGTGGTTGTCCCTTAGCGTAATATAATGCCCAGCCTGTTGTACGAGACCCTGTGTCATCTCTTAACATAGTTAACGGTTTAATCACATAAGGTGTTATCTGAGATTTTTTAGTGCCAGTATCATCCATTGTGATAAGCCAACAACCGCCTTCATTAATCTCGTATCGAGTATCTTTCCATTCGGTAGCATTAAATGTAAACGCTTCTGTTAAGGCAACGTTTGGTAAATCAAACAGCTGCCCCTCTGTTGGTATAGGCGTATGGATAGGCTCTGGTGATACTTCTGGTACTTGACGCTCTACCTTAATAGGGATTGTCTTGACACCTAGCTGAATAGGACTTGTAATAGTCTGCCAGTGGACACAGCGGTCACATACACCAGGGCGTAACCGATTAAACTCGGCACACGTAGTCGCCATGCTCTGTGAGACATCAATCTTAGCTTGAGTTACAGCGGCATCATAACGTTCCGTGTCTTGAGCTGATATCACATGGATAACCTCGTCACCCTTATTGCACAACTTCATAAGGTTGATCATCCGATGCCATACTGGTTCGTCTTGAAACCCAGCTTCTCTTACTTGCTGGCAAGCTCTTACGATTGGCCCTGCGATACGCTCTTGTCCATCTAACGCCCCCTCAGGCACTGTCAACATTGTGACTAGCATCGGAGGTAACTCAGTAGTATCTTTTGGCGCTTCCTGTTTTGGTACACGAACAGATTTGATATGCTCTTTAAACTGACCACTTGCCTTATCCAATAACTCACGCAACGTGGCATTATCCGTAGCTTTACCAGATAAAATAACTTTAACGTCTCGACGACTATTGCGCTTTAAATTAACCGTTTGTGGTGGTCTAAGAACACGAGCAGAATCTGTTGTACCACTATGATCAACCTTTAGTCCTAGCCCGACGCAGATAGCTCGTAGTCGTTCAGCCATAAACAACCAGTCTGCAGGTTGGACAGCAACGTCTAATGGCCAATAGACATGTAATCCATAACCACTGCTAACAATAACTGGCTCTGGCAGATGTGTTTTTGTCACAAAGTCTATTAATGCCGCTAAGGCTTCTTTAGTCGAAGCGTAAGTATCTTTTTTAGTCTGACTAATATCAATATCAAGACGTAAAGCCTTTAACTCGGCTACATTGTTTTGTGTCCGTCTAAATTCGTCTCGCTCTTTAGTTGGGTTCCACTCAGATTCTCGTTGATAACTAGCTGTACCATACCAAACATCTCTATCCTGTGAGGCTACATTCACGCAAACCGTTGCTAACTCGTGCAGTGTTTTATGAGGTGTATTTATCCAGCCGCCATTAGAGCTTCTAGTAGCAGAACAGTAGATACCTGTCGGTGGTAAAACCAGTTGTAAAAAAGTTAATAAGTCCATAAGTTATCCGATTATTCATTATTATTTCCTCGATGCGATAAGCATAGTGCTAAAGCTTCTGACCACGTTCTAGGGCGATAATGCTTAGCATCTAGATAAGGCAATACTTCTTCAAGGTCATCTAATACTTTGGATAATCGGATAGCTAGTACGGACGTTTGATTGTCATCGTATGAACCGTTTAAAAAGTGTGTCGCTTCGTTCTGTGAAATCTTAGCTAAGCGACAGATTTGTGGCACTGGCACACCATATGTTTTCGCTAACGTAGCTAGGCGATGGCTCAGTAATCCTTTCTTTGATGTAGAGGTTGCAATAGCTTCCACATTCTTAGAAAGATAAAAATGCCCTAATGAATTAGGGAGTCGTATAGATTTTGCGTTACTCATAATAAATACCCCCCACTTTCGCAGGGGGTTTCAGAAAGGTTAGAGATTAGTCGTCGAAGTCGCCTTCCATTAATGCTTGCATACCATCGGCAGCATAGGCAGTATCATCAATAGAGACATCTACTACATCAGCATCTTTGACGTTCTCTTTCTTCTTACGAGTACGTTTTGGTTTTGCATCATCGGCAGCTACCACTTCTGCTGGCGTTGGTACCGCTGGCATTACTGGTGGCGTTGGTACTGCAGGTGTTGCAGGTACTGCTGGGGGGGTAGGAGGAGTTACTACATCTTCAACCTCTACCTCAACCTCTTTACGAACAGGTTTAACGGCTTCTGGGAAATGCTTAGCCAATTGTTCTGCCACTTGCTCACGGGTCACACCTGGTGTTGTCGCCCATGCTTTCCACTCGGCTGGTACGGATGGGTGGTTCTCCATTAGTGCAGGCTCTTCAACAATGCGTTTTTCTATACGCACTGATTTAGCCGCAGCAGGGGCAGGTGGTACAGGTGCTACTGGAGGTGCAGGTGGAACAGCAATTTCAGATGGAGGAGCAGGTATCGCTGGTGCAGATGGTGCCACTGGTGTTGATACTGGCTTAGGGGTGTCCAAATTGGCATCATCATCTACAGCTTCATCTGCTGCTGTCTCCATCATATTACGTACATCTTGCTCAGTACGACGGTGTTCAATTCGAGCGAACTCTTCTGCTGTTAGCCACGTTGCACGGTTAGCACTACCTGGTGATGGACCGAAGCGTAATACAGGTACACTTTCTGATGGGTCAAAGCTTAAACGTGTCACCAACGCATTGGGTGGTACACCTTTAGTACCTGGAATGGTCGCTAAGAAGTTGGCGTAACCACGCAATGAATATTGATGTAGAGCAGGGTTACCGTCGCCAAATAATGATAACGCTTTAACATCCAATGTATAAACATCACCAGCGAGGTCATCTGCTAGCACAACAGCAATACGACGGACATAGCCACATGCACGACCACCATTTTGTCCTGACCCTCTGATATTGTTAGGGCATTCAGCACAGCTTTTTACTGGACGAGATGTGCCATCTGACAAGAATACAACAGGCTTAGTTTCTGCACGAGGGTCTGGTGTGATGCCATCATTAGAGAAACACGCTGGCTTAATCTTAGAGTCACGAACATATTGAGTATTGTAGTAAATACGACCAATGGCTGATTGGATATCCACGATAACTACGTCAATAAACTCGGCAGATGATTGCTGGATAACTTGTCCATTCTTAATGGCATTCCATTTAGAGTTACGAATACTAATGCGATTAAATCCACCAGAAAATCCTGCGTTCATTGCTGAGGTTAGGCTACTCTGTGTGGTGGCTAAGTGAGCTGGTAATGCTGCTTGTGAAAATGTTTGTAGGTTACTCATTGTAAATTCCTGTTACGTGTGATTTGTTGGATAAATTATTTAGCGGTGCGAACAGATAGAGAATACTCTGGAAGCACATTGATAAATGGAGGAGGGGTATCACTTTCCTGCATAAATGCTTCTACTTCTGTAGACGATACTCGTTTCTGTAAGAAACTAAAGATTTGCGTCGGATCTCCTCCAGCATCGGCAATAGTTTTGGCACGATCCAAAAGCCATGAGAAGAACATACTCCAGTCAGCACAGCTCACATTGTTGCGAACGGTGCGGGTAACTGTAGCAACGCCATCTACTTTAAATGAACTCGTACCAGAAGCTTGCATATGTTTAAGCATCGCCTGCTCAATCTCGTTCATTACTTGTTTACATTCTGCCGATTTGGCATCAAACCCTGACTTAGCTTGTCTAAACTGCATATAACTAGCGGCTAGGGTGTCTGGGGAGCATGTGCTCCAATCAAATGGTTCGGTCATGATAAGTCCTTTTTGGTTAATAAATACTACTATACCTATAAACTATATTAGTGTCAATATAGGATTTCAAAAAATATAGGTCGGATTTCAATTTTATAGGATTAAATTTTATCGTGTTCGATAATCTCTTTAAATAAGTCTAGTACTTTACTGTTAATGTCGATACCTTCTTTTAGTGCCTTAAATAAGCGGCGCTCCATATAGGAAGAGTGCAAGTGTATGACAGCAGGGGTTTTAGATTTCTGCAGTTTACTGTTAATGCGTTCTATCGCTTGTTGGTACACAAACGCCCCATTTAAGGGTACGCCCCAAAAGACAATCGTATCAGCTACAGCAAGCTCTAGACCAAAGCTCATGGTCTTAGGGTGAGCGATTAATACATGAGGGTCTTTCGCTTCTCTAAACTGTTGGAAAATTGCATCTCGTTTCTGGCCAGTTACCCGTCCATCCACAATAGCGCAAGAATAATGCTTACTCAATTCTCGTTTAAGTAAATCCAACGTTGCCGTGAACGGTGCAAATACAATAACCTTGTATTCAGTATCTCTAATAATTTCCAACAACACATCAAGCCGTGGTTTGATATCTAAGTACTTAACCTCTGTCTCATTAATCTTAACTGCTCCAGAAACTATCTGCATAAGCTTAGTGGTCATCACTGCAGCATTAACGGCCGTAATCCCTTCTGCATGTGCCCCACGTTGCACAGCTTTATAAAGTACCTCTTGCTCTTTGGATAGTGGCGCCTCTCGATCAAACTGCTGCAGTGGAGGTAAGTCCATAATGTCATCCTTCTTAAAACAAATGGTAGGGCGCATCACTTGATTAACAAAGCCAAGATAATTATGTCTAGGTTGCCATTTAAATTGGGTCGCCTTGTACATGGTCTTATCTCGCCACCAGTTAAATGACCCTGTCATATTGGCAGGGTTAACCAGTTTAATCATTCCATACATTCCCTCAGGCCCTCCTGGTGTACCAGTTAACCCCCAAACATATGGACATTCTTTTGTGATCGCACTGGCTACTTTCCATCGCTCAGAGGTAGCATTGGCAAAGTCCGTCAGCTCGTCGATAACGACTAATGAAATACGACCAGATTCAACAGCTTGTTGTAGCTCTTTCCCAATAACTTTTATACCATCTGGATTGATGATATATACATCGTAAGTATCAGCCAACAGTTTTAGCCGTTGTTGTTTGGTCCCATGTAAGACAGCCACGGTTGTTGACGGAGAAATGCCAAAGATTTCTGATTGCCATACGTCTCGTAGACAAGACATAGGTGCAATAATAAGGGCAGAGCCTACCACACCTTGCTTGCGTAAGAAATCTTGCGCAATGATAATAGATGCCGTCTTTCCTGTACGTGGTTGGTTCGTACAGAACGCTCTTGGGTTTTCACTCAAAAAGCGTGCGGTCTCTACTTGATGTCGCATCGGAGGGTACTTACCCTTAATGCTTGGTAGGTTATAGTAGTAATCAATCGGTGAGCAATTACTCATATCTATTCTAAGATTTCGCAATACCCTAACCGTATCAATCGTATGCGGAAGGCGTATGATATACCATCCTTCATCAGTCTTAACCATCTTTATCTTAGGAAATACCTCTTGGATAACAGACGGCTCTTTTATTTTAAGGAAGATAGATTTTTTCTCTGGTATTACTAAAGCCATAAACCCTCTTTATATCTCCATCTTATCTTGGTCTCGTCGAAAATCTTTAGTGCGATAAATGTCGACATCCTGCAGCCACTCCTTAAACACATCAATATTCGACCTATCCACAACAGCGATACCACCGCCAGCTTTGAGTATCTTATCTAACTCAAGGCGTTGCAGGATTGTTGTCTTATTTTTTGGCGTGCCTTTACATTCTATACCGAAAAAGTGACCATCTTTACATACAACAAAATCAGGCACACCACTGCGACCATAGCCATGTGTTGCTGGCATAAACCAATATGCATACCGC